AGCGGGCGGAGCGTATCGCCAAGCTGGAGATGGAAGAAAAATCACGCAAGCGCAAGAAAGAGATTGCGGCGCTCAAGCAAGCTGAAGCCTACGCGGCCAAGATAGACGCTCTCGCACCTATCCGGCCACACGCCAAGTCAACTGCCGATGCCATCCTATCGCTTGGCTTTAATTCCTGCCGCTATCCAATCGGTGCGGTCGGTGCTGATGATTTCAAATTCTGTTGTGAACCGCGTGATGAGGGCTCGTCCTATTGCGCCCATCACCGCGCGATCTGCACGGTTTATGTGCCGCTGAAAATGAAGGTGCCAGCATGATCCACCTTCCATATCCACCCTCAATCAACCGCCTCTATCGCTCGATCAATGGCCGTTCGATCCTGTCTAAGGTTGGCCGCGACTATTACCGCGACGTGGTTCCGTTGGCTGAGGCAACGGGGATCAACATTCGTGGGCCTTATGTCTTGGCCATCACCGCCTATCGCCCAGACAAGCGCCGCCGCGACATCGGCAACCTCGAAAAGATCGTGAGCGACACGCTGACTAAGGCGGGCGTGATCGAGGACGATTCCTTAGCGCAAGCGATTGTTTGCCGGTGGTCTGATGCTGGCGTGTCGCTTGAAACCCAGTCTGACTTTCCCGTCATTTTTGTTGAATTAGGAGCGAGATCACTATGAGCAACCCATTTGAAACTTACGGGCTAAAACACCTTAGCCCCTCCACCTGCGCCTTGTTCACAAGCTGCCCCGCCATGTTCGTGCTTGAAAAGGTGCTTGGCCGTCGCACGGCGGTTGGCACGGCTGCGCATCGTGGCTCGGCGGCAGAGTATGGCGTGGCACTTGCCTTGGACGGGCTAGACCTGAAAGAGGCACAAGAGCAAGCCAACGCTAAGTTTGACACGCTGGCCGCGCTAAGTGGCGATCCACGACGCGACAAGCACCGCGAGAGCGTCGCTGGGATGGTCGAGCAGGGCTATTTGGCCCTCAAGACCTACGGCAAGCCATCCAGCGCCCAGAAGCTAGTCACGCGCGACGTGGAAGGCTTGGCCGTGCCGATCATCGGTTATTATGACTTTGCATGGGATGACCTTGGCCTGATCGTGGACCTTAAAACCACAGACGCCGTTCCAAGCAACATCCGCGCATCGCACGCCCGTCAAGGCGCGTTCTATGCGGCCTGCATGGGCGGCAATTGGTCGGCACGCATTTGCTATGCCTCGGCCAAGAAATCAGCCAACGCGCTGATTGAGAACCAAGCGGCGCATCTGGCTGCGATGGACGCCATCGCGCTCACCATCCAGCGGTTTTTATCCCTGTCGAACGACCCTCAGGAATTGGCCGCGCTGGTCGTTCCTGATGTCGAGAGTTTCTACTTCAGCGATCCGATGGCGCGTCAAGTCGCATTTGAGGTCTGGGGTATCTAAGTTCCCCTAACGGGAAAATGCAGGCGGTTGGCAAAATAACCGCGTTTAAGAAGAAAGAGTAAGTAAATGACACAAGTTCTAACAAAAGGCTTAGGCGAGTTCGGCGGTTACAAGGCTTCTGAGGAGTCGGAAACAGACCGCATTGGCCGGATTGAATACAACGCCAAGGCTGGCCGCTTCTATCGTGTTGAAAACTTCAAGGTCGGCGAGACCTATGAAAATGAAAAGCACGAAATCCGCGACAATGAGTTTAGCGCGGTTTTCGATCTGGCAAACATTCAAGTAGGTTGGTCATATCTGGCGCAGGGCGTTGCCCCAAGCATGATCTTTGCCGATCTGGGCCAGCCAATCCCGCAACAGCCTGACGCCAACCACAAGCGTTCGTTGAAGTTTCAGTTGGTGCTTTCAAAGTCATGCGCTGGTGACGGCAATCCACTGCGCGAACTGATGTCGTCCGCTAATAGTTTTCGTGGTGCGATTGAGGAACTCCGCAACGAGTTTATCGACGGCATGATTGAAAACCCTGGCAAACTTCCCGCCGTGAAGGTGAGCAAGATTATCCCGCTAACCAACAGCTTTGGCACAAATTACGTTCCAGAGTTCAAGATTGTCGGCTGGGTGGATCGTCCTGCTGCACTGTCTGACGCGCCTGCACCTGCTCCAGCAGCGCGGGCAGCTACGTCGCCAGCAAGTGCTGCAGCTACGCCGCCAGCAACTGGTTCAACAGCTTCAGCGGCGCAGCCTGTCAGCGTGGATGCCGACGACTTCGGCTGATCTTTAGCCTTAGTCACTTGATCGGGGCGGGTCTGATCACCTGCCCCGATTAGCCAAATCCCCTTCCATTACGAGACGAGACATGGCCGAAAAAATGGTAACGCCACTATTCCAACCTAATCAAGACGCGATGATGGAAATGGTCAATCACCTGTTTGGTGATGTCCCTGCCGCTTATGGCGACGGCCTCGTTGAATTAGCTTGGCGCGATGCCAAGACGGGGAACTTAAGCCACGGGCGACTTTATACCCTAGATAATCTGGAAGACCTTGTAGCCGAGGCGGCGCGACTGAACGCGACGCGGGGCGTCAACGTCTACATCGGCGCGGCTTTGCGCCATCCAGAGACGCCACCTTTCGGTCGGGCCAACGATGAAGATTTTCTGGCGCTGACGGCCTATTATGTCGATCTGGATGATCCCGGTGTCGCTAAGGTCGCCAAGGACGTTTACGGGCGGCAGAAGCCAACCTTCGTAGGCAAGACTGGCGGCACGCCTGATTTGAGGGCCCAGCTATGGTGGAAGCTAGAAGAACCAATCACTGATCCTTTCCGCAGCCGTGCGGTTCTTAGTGGTCTCTGTGCGGCGCTAAAGGGCGATAGCACGGTAGTGAACCCGTCGCGCATCATGCGCTTGATCGGGTCGATTGCTTGGCCAGTCAAAGATGGGCGGATTACAGAGCGCACTGAAATCATCCGCCTGCAAACGCCAGGCGCAACTGAATATATGGCTGAGACCATCGAGCGGCTTTGCGTCGATGCCAATTGGCAGCAGAACGCTAAAACGATGCCAGACAGCAACCAAGATCGGGCGGTGTCGTCTCTTGGCTTTGTCGGCAACGTCACGGACGGTCGCGAAGCCTACATGCGCAACACGATCTTGGCGGTGCTGGGTGAGCTTTGCGCCGAACAGGGCTGCGCGCCAACTACGGAAGAATTGTTTGAAGCCGCTTGGCCGCAATACTCACAGAATGTCGATCTGACACGGGAAGGCCGTGGCCAAGACGAGTTTATGCGCAAGGTGCGCTATACGCTTAACCGCTTTGATATGGGCCGGATTGCCTCCATGCCGACGCTAGAAGCCGCTGTGGCGTCTGGATTGGCCAAGAAGGCGCAACAGTCGCAAAACATGATGCAGGCCGTCCAAGCGGCTTATAATGGCGCGCAATCACCTGTGAGTGATAAACCTGCGCCTAATCCATCACAAAAAGACGATGGCGACGTGTTCCAACTTTTGGACGCTACAGCCCTGCGCAATCTACCCCCGCCGCAATGGCTGGTTGACGGCATTATCCCAGATAAGGGCCTGACCTTCCTTTATGGCCAACGCGGCAAGGGTAAGTCGTTTGTTACGCTAGACGCCGCCCTGCACATTGCAAGTGGATCTAAATGGCTTGGCCGCGACACCAAAGCGGGCGGGGTGATCTACTGCGCAGGGGAAGGCTTGGCGGGCTATGGCGTGCGGGTTGAGGGCTGGGCCCGTCAGCACGCGGCGCTTGATATTAGTAACTTCCGGCTGATGCCTTTGGTTCCCAATTTCAGGGACGAAAAAGAAGTCGCCAAGCTAGCACGCACGATCAAGCAAAATCTTGGTGACGCCAAACTGATCATCATCGACACCGTGGCGCGGGCTATTCCTGGCGCTGAGGAAAACTCCTCAAAAGATATGGGGCTCTTTGTCGCCGCCTGCGATGCCATCCGGCAGACATGCGGCGTAGCGGTCTTAGGCGTCCACCACAGCGGCAAGGACGACGAGCGCGGTATGCGTGGGTCGTCGGCTCTGGAAGGCGCTGGTGACGCTGTTATCCACCTCAAGAGGCTAGAGGGTAAGATCATCCAGATTGAGTCTGACAAGATCAAAGAAGGCGAAGACTTTAAGCCGATTTTGATCTCACTAGAGAAGGTCGAATGGATCGACGAACGCGATCCATTAGGCAAGCCACGCAGCACGTTGGTTCCCCAGATGATGGGTGAAGATCGGTCTTTGCCGTTTCCGAATGATGTGGCCGTTGGCGCAATTTTGCGCGAAGTGGACCTCGCTTGGAAGGCTGGCAACCCCTACTCAATGGCACCACAAAGACGCCAGCAACAGCGATATTTACCTGTCTGGGTGGCTCGCACCTTCAACCTCAAAGAGGAGTTTGCGCGCAATTTCTGCGAAGAAATGATGCACCATAACACCATCTATAACGATACGTATAAGGACGAAAATCGCAACCTGAAAAAGGGTCTTAGGCTCGCCGATTTTGTCGAAGAGGAGGCTTACAATGGAGAAGAAATTTAGCCTGCAAGGTTTCTGCAAGGGTTGCGTAGGTTTTTGCGTAAGTCATTGTTTTTATTGCTGCAAGGGTTGGTGCAAGGGTATTTGCAAGGGTTGCGTAGGGTTGCCGCCTAAGTCATTGAATTTATTGCTGCAAGGGTTTGCAAGGGTTTGGTGCAAGGGTTGCGCAATATATACATATATTAGCGCGTGCGCGCGAGCAGCGGCCCTTGGCGGGCCTCGCTCGCACTTCGCGCCTCTTGTCGGATTGTCTCTTTTGATGGCGAACACAGGGGCGCAAAAATGACAGAAAGAGCGCGAATTTTTAAGATGGGCGTTGGCGCTGCGGCAAGGATTAAGAAGCGGCGTGCTGAGGCGCGTGCAGCCGTCCAGTCGCAACAAGCCCCTGAAGGCGAGAACCTAGTGTTTGGTTATCTGACGAAGAAGAAGGGTAGGCCAGCTAAGGGATATGAAAGCTGGCTGGTGACAGAGTTGCCGGAAGCTAACGATCACGGTTGGCGACAGATTCGTGTTCGGGTTGATTATCGAGGCACATGCCGCTTCGACCTGACTTGGAATGGCGAAAGGTTCGCAGGGTGCAAGGCGCTTGATGATCTTCAAGAGCGTCACCCAGGACTGGCTAAGACGGCGCTTAGCGTCATGCAATCCCACGAAGCCATGAGGCACGTCCCACGATGACCCCCAAACAAACCTACTCACCATCCAACTTTCAGGAGGCTAGTTTCATGCAATCGGCGGCAACATACACGGCGGCAAGATCGCACATTGACGGGGCTGACCAAGCCTGCGTCGACATGGGGCGCAAATGGGGTGAAGGCCGCTTGCGGTTGGTCATCAGCACAGAGCTGCGCGAGAAGTTTGATCGGCAATGGATGCTGTTCAACGAGGCGATCAAGTTTGGCGATCTGGAAGCCGTCAAGATTCAATCGGCGCGCATGGTGCGGGCTTGGGATGCTGCAGACCGTGAGGCTGAGTCACTTGGCGTCCATCCCCTTGCGCCGGAAGTCTGGGAAACCACGACGCCAGATGGCGAGGTGCTGGCTATCGTCAAAACCCGCGACGAGGCGTCAAAGGTCATCGCTGAGGGTCGTGCGGTTCGGGTGGTGACGCTTGATGAGATCGGCAACCTACTCGGCAAGCACTTTGGTCAAGTCTTGAACACTCTTGCAGCGTTTGAGGGTGCCCGCGTCGTGGCGGTCCGTGAACCGGCACCGATCAACCTGGTCGATGCGTTCGATCATCGTGGCGGTGGCGACGAGCTAAGTTTCTAATTTTCAAACCTGAAAGAAGGATTTTGCGTCATGACATCAGTAGCCGAAAAGAAACGCAAGAAGCGCGGACGCCCCGCTCTTTCCGCACCTCGCACACCATCAGGCCAATTGTCGCGCGCTAAGCCTAACAAGCTGGTGCCAATCCCTGAACAGGTTCGCCGGGGCCTTGGTGACGGGCTGGGCGGCATCGATGATCCTGTGTCACGGCTGCAACGCATGGGGCTAATCAACGACCAGGAGCGCAAGGTGGCCGACGCGATTGAGGCGCTCTACATTTCCGCGTCTAGAGCCTTGGGATTGCCTCGCATGACTGGGAGTGCCCTTGAAGCCAGAATAGCGGGGCACAGGGGCGATTTTGAGAGCGAGTGGGATATGAGGGTCATTTCCACGTGGAAGGGCCTGTGTGACGCTCTAAAGGGCGTGGGGGCCTATGAGGTTATTTTGGCTTCAGCCTGTCAGCGTGATTTGTGCCCCGATCATCAGGTGTTGCTGGCTAGGTTCAAGGCGGGAATCGCGGTGGCTAAAGATTTGGTGGTGGTTGGATGAGTGATAATTTGCAGGTTGTTACACACTGGGCGGGGGAGCCTATCGCGGATTGCAGCAAGGAGCAGCTTATTGAGATTGTTGCTGAGTTGGGTCGCGCGCTTGAGCGAGAGCGCGAGTTGCATGGCAAAACAATAGACGCATTGGGGAGGTTTTTTCAAAAGCGCCGTTGACACCTCGCGCAAATCGATTTAAATGCGCAAATACAGCTCCACAACTGCGCCCTGATCCTTACGGTTCGGGGCGTTTTGCGTTTTAACTCTTGACAATACAGCGCCTATCGGCTGCGCTTTGTCGCGAGTTTCAATTATGTGAAATTTCTGAGGTGATTTGATGGGGTACAACACACAAGAACACGCAGCCACAATGGAAGCGCATGCTCTTGAACAAGTGGATTTGGCACGGCTAAAAGAGCTTCTGACAAGTGAGGAAGCTAGGGACGCTGCGCCTTGCGTGGCAGTCGGCCAGGGTGAAATATTTTTGGATCGCTACGGGCGGTTTAAGATTTGGAAGCGCCAAAAAAAATGGAGCGGCGTTTCTGGTGTTGCTCGCGGCATGGATTCCATCTTTGTACTTGAAGAAACAAAACATATTTTAAAAATGGCATTCATGGCGCTTGTTAGAGAAGTCGATTCTAGCAATCCCTAACGCGCGTCATGAGCGTTTTCGTTTTAACCCCTGACAATTTGGTGTGATTATGGCTTATGAGCTGACGGATGATCTTGTTAACAAGATTGTCGACGGCATCATGGATGGTAAGAGCGTGCGCCAAATTTGCGCAGCCGAAGACATGCCAGATAATCGCACGGTTCAACGGTGGATTGCGAGCAACGCAGAGTTTGCCGCCAAGTGCGCGCGCGCGCGAGAATTACAGGCCGACAACATCTTCGAGGACATGCAGGAGGTTGCAGATTACGGCAATCCCGATGACGTCCAGCGGGCAAAGCTTCGAGTTTCTACAATGCAATGGCGCGCGTCTAAACTGGCACCCAAAAAATACGGCGAGAAGATCCAAGCCGAACACACTGGGGCAGACGGCGGGCCTATGCAATTTACCGTGGTAACTGGTGTCGACCGTCAAGACGATTGATCTGGGCTATCGGGCTCGCGAACAATTCAGGCCATTTCACCGACGCTCGCAGCGCTTTGGTGTCGTGGTGGCCCACAGACGGGCAGGCAAGACGGTTGCGGCGGTTCATGACCTAGTAGACGCGGCGCTGCGGATTAAGATCAAGGACGGGCGCTTTGCCTATGTCGCGCCATACTATGCGCAGGCTAAGGACGTGGCTTGGGTGTATCTCAAGCGGGCAGTTGCGCCTATTCCGGGCGTTGCCATTAACGAGACAGAATTGCGTGTTGACCTGCCGAATGGGTCACGCATTCGCCTTTATGGGGCTGACAATTATGACAGGCTTCGGGGTATTTACCTCGATGGCGTGGTGTTGGATGAGTACGCCGACATGGACCCGCGTGCTTGGTCTGAGGTCATCCGGGCGGCTCTGGCTGATCGGCAAGGCTGGGCGGTGTTCATTGGCACGCCAAAGGGGCGCAACACGTTTGCGGACCTATACGAGCGCGCTGAGGCCGATCCTGAATGGTATTCACTGAGGCTTCGGGCCTCTGAGACTGGCATCATCCCGGCGGCTGAGCTGGCGGCAATGAAGGTTGAATTGAGCGCCAACGAATATCGGCGCGAAATGGAGACAGACTTTGACGCTGCGGTCGAGGGTGCCTACTTCGCAGAACAACTACATGCGGCGCAGACTGAGGGCCGAATATCGACGCTGGCAACTGACCCGATCCTGCAAGTGCGGGCGTTCTGGGATTTGGGCGTATCTGATAGCACGGCTATTTGGATCGCCCAGTGGCAAGGCCAGACAATCAAGTGGCTGGATTACATCGAGGGCGCAGGCCAGCCGCTAGGCTACTATGTTGACCAAATGCGGCGTCGAGGCTGGGAGAATGCCAAGTGCATCCTGCCTCACGATGGCGCGCAACGCGATGCGGTGACGGCGACACGGTTTGAAGACCATCTGACGGCGGCAGGCTTTCAGGTTGAGACCATGCCCAACCAAGGCAAGGGCGCGTCCATGAAGCGCATTGAGGCTGCGAGGCGGCTTTTTCCACGCATGTGGTTCGATGTTGAAAAGACCTCGGACGGTCGACGCGCTCTGGCTGCCTATCACGAGAAGCGCGACGAAAAACGGATGATTGGCTTAGGTCCAATGCACGATTGGGCCTCACACGGGGCTGACGCTTTCGGGCTTGGGTGTGTGGCCTACGAGGAGCCGAAAATGAAATCTAGCTCGCGCCTCATCA